TACAAGGTGGACAAGTAAAGTCCAACAATCTCATCAATGATGTTTTGAATCGGGGTGTCGGTCTTTTCGCAGACCTTGTACCGGCATTCTTCAATCTCGGTCATAGCAACTTGCAAGAACTCAATGATGTTGGCGGTCTTTTTGGCAGCGGGTACGGCAATCGGACCGATCAGACCGTGCCGCCCTTGATACGCTTCGGCAAACTTGTCGACCAAGTCGATGATCTCGTCATAGAACGTGTTCAACGCCATGTGCTTGGAGAAGCTGCGGGTGTTCAAGTGAACCGAGTGCGCCACGTCCCGGCTCAGAAACAAATGACCTACGAGTTGTGATGCGTTCATTGCGGCATCTCCATTGGTTGCATAGGCTGCGGCATCTCGGGCATACCCTCCATACCCACGTCCATCTCTTGACCGGGCATCTCAGGGATGCCGCCAATCTGACTGTTTGATTCCATCGCCGCAGCCACCACACCCATTGCGATGTCTTGAATCTGCTGCTCGTTCATCCCAGCCTGTGTGGCCGTGATGCGCTGAGTCTCGGCTTGGTAAGCTTTGATCTCGGCCTCGTAGTCTTTGCGGCGCTGCTCTTGCACTTCAATGGACTTGCCCACGTTGGCAAGCATCTGCTGCATTTGCTCCATCTCAGCACCCATTGCCTGCATCTGCTGTTCGGCAGCCTGCAACGCTGGCGACTTGTCATCATCGGACAGGATTTTGGGGTCGATGGTCTTGGCAAACCGCTTGGACATTTCTTGAGCACCCGGCCAGTCCATGTTTTTGACAAACAAGTCACCGGCAACCTGCCACAGTTGAGGATTACCCTGCAACAGTTGAGCCATTGCCTCAAGAGCCTCTTGGCGCTTGGTGGCGTAACCTGGGCCAGTCACAGCCACAACATCGTACTTGCCGACAGACGGGTTGTAAATCTTCTCAAGCACGATGCCTTGGTCGTCCACGATCTCGTTGACCGGTTCCTGCTGATCAGGGTTGATCTTGACCATTTTGGTCTCACCGTCCTCACCGATGATCCTGGCAATACGCTGGGTGTCGTAAATCTTGGGGATCAGGTCCACCAGTTGACGGGCCACGTGGCGCACACCCCGGGCAAGGTTGTCACCGTAGTGGTAAGTACCTACGTCACCCTCGCGCTGGCGGGCAAGGATGGCTTTACCCGAGCGTTCGTTGGAGCCCATGCCCAGCGATGCGTTGTACTGACCTGTTGTAGCCTTAATGTCCTCGGCAGCGCCTGCCTTGGCTTGCAGGAGGCCGCTGGAGGCCATCGGAGGCTGTGCCCGCTGGGGCAGTGGCAACACGGCACCTTGGCCGTCTGTAACGTCAGGGTTGACCTCCAAATAAGGCCAGTTTTGCGTGTTGGCAGTCTTCCACTTCTCCTCGTAACCCTCAAACTGACCACCGTAGCCAATGAACGGAGCCTTGGGGGCCAGCGCCAGCATCTCGGCTTCCTGCGACACCCAGTAGTTGTACATGCGCTGGGCATCCTTGGCGTTGCGCACCAAGCCCGACACGTACAGGCGGCCATCGACTTCAAATTCGTTGCCGATGATGCGGATCACGGGAATCCATTTGCCCGCCCACTCGCGCTCCTCAAGAATCTCGTACCCGTTGATCTTGCAATATTTGACCTTCGGACGGTCAGACTCGCGGGACCGCTTGGGCTTGCCGTAGATCGCCCGAAGTTGCTTATCTTCTGGTGTGCCTTCAAACGCCGTGGCGTTGCCGGGGTACAGGTTCAGCGTGGTCTTGTCGTAGTCAATGTAGTAGTAATCCGCGATGCGGATGGTGTCTTCATTGAGCCAGTTGGAAATTGATTGGTCGCCGATACCCAACGACTGGAGGGTCGTGATAGGCGCAGCATTGGGGTACATGCGGGCAAAGTCGTCTTTGCTGATGTCCTCGGTCACAAAACACCACTTGGCATCTGCGCCAGTGGGGTCTTGCATGGTGGGGTCCATGTAGACGCTGAAGCTGTTGCGCACCCGGCCAATCTTGATGTCTTGGTCGAATGTGGTGTCGTCGCAATACTCGGTCAACAAGCGGATGTAACCCTCGCCAAACGCCACTTGGTTCTCGCAAGCGGTGTCGTAAGCCACATCTGCGTCCGACATGTACTCGATGTGCCGGATCATGCCGTTAAAAATCTCGGCAACCTTGACATCTGCCTTGTCGTCAACCGGGATCACCTTGGCCCCAGGGCGGTTTTGCCGCTGGTCGTTGGTAACTTGGTGAACGTGCTGGGGAAGTTTGTTGATGGTCAGCGTGGGGCGGGCGTTGATTGTCTGACCCTGCACGGCACCACGGGTTTGCAACACATCGGCAGGCCATTGCCAGTGGTTATCGGGTGATCCAGCATAAAACCGCAGGTCGTCAATCTCGTCCTCTCGGCTTTCCGAATAGCAAGAAACGGCCATATCCAGCCGGGACCGAGCAGTTGCCAAAATTTCAGAGGCGCTATTCTTGGGCTTACCGCCGTTTGCCACATTTGCAGCGGCAACCATGCCAGTTGGGTCAGCCATTCAGAACTCCTAGTACGTGAGGCTCACGCATGACGACATATTCTTTGCCGCCGTGCTTGAATTCCTGCCCTACGCCGAAGTACAGATGGTCGCCCACCTTCAGCTCTTTGCAGTCAGGGCCAGCAGACACGACTATACCCGTTTCCTGTTTTTCTGTCGAAAGTAGCTCAAACATGGCGTGTTTTTCGACATCCACCTCGATGATAAGGCAGTTCTGCATCGCTTTCAGGGTCATTTTTTGCTCTTTGTAGCTGGTTTAGCGGCTTCGCGCTTGACTGAGTAGGCAATCGCAACCGCCTGTTTGACGGGTTTGCCTGCGGCTACTTCGGCCTTAATGTTTTTGCGAAACGCCTCGGGTGACTTGGACTTGACAAGTGGCATGGTGCTACCTCAATCGTCGCGGTTGCCAATGAGGGCAAACGTGATTTTGACCGCTTCGCTCAAAGAACCGCCGCCACCCTTGCGGTTAGCCAGTGCGATGTCAGCGTAACCTGTGCCAATGTCACCAACATACGCCAGATAGTCGCCTACACCGGCCACGCCACCCGATATGTTTAAAACCAATACGTCATTGGTCTTAATGGTGCTGTTAGTCATGCGAAAGACAACGGTTGTATTGTTACCCAATGACGCATTGTTCATGGTGATGCGTCCGCTTGGGGTGTTCAGCGTTACGCCAGTGGATTTGCTGGTCAACTGACTCACTTCACCAAAAGCGCACGAGCAGTAACCCAATTCTTCGGTGGCGTATACCGTGGTGCCGCGCACAAGCTGCGGGTCGTTGCGGCCAATCACACCGCCGTCAATGTCTTGATCGCGGTACGCAACACCGATCGGTTTGCTGTCGCTCATTTTTTGCTCTTTGTAGCTGGTTTAGCCGTCTTGGCGTTGATGTTGGCGTAAAGCCCAGGTTTTGTAGCCATTATGACCCCATCCATCCAGTTGATACGGCACCCCGATCTCGGCTGATCGTGCGCACGGTGTTCCGAGAATTGTACTCCCCACGGCTTGCCACGGGAAACGCAAAGGTCACGGCCAGCGCATCGGCAGCGTCAGGAGAGGCCAGCCCCCGCGACTTCATCTCCTTCTTCCCCTCAAGGAAAATCGTACCCGCCGAGTTGGGTTTCTTCATAGGACCAACCAAGTCGTTCTTGAGTGCGCGGTCCATCGGCAACGAGGCTGACTTAAGCCAGTCGCGCATGGCACCCCACATCTCGGCACGCTTGTTGCCCCACATGATCGGGTTCTTGGCCTTCCACCCGAAATTCACCCCGCGCACCTTGTACCGCTGCTCTGTGAGCCTGTCAAGAATCCCGTAGCCCAGACCACCCTCGTCAATCACCGTGAGCACGGGCTTGAACTCCTCGATGGCGTCAATCACGTGCCCCACCACGCTCATGGTGTCCTCACCCTTGAGCCGCTTGATCGAGATTACATCACGCCCTTGGCGCACAAGGATCACGGTGCTATCCATGCCGCCCCGCGCCGGGTCCACGCCGATCACGATGGGTGCAGTCATGTCCTTGTACGGGGGTCGTTTGAACGCATCCTCCACCACCACGGGCGAGATAAACTGGTCCTCCCCGGCTGCCGGGAACTCTCCGTAGACCTCTACCCGCGCCTGGATCGAGTCTTCGCCGTACTCCGAGATGATCTGCTCGTAGACCTGCTTGTCGGTGCCCTCCACGGTCCGGGCATCAATGATCTCGCTGGTCCAGAACGCCCGTTTGCTGTTGAACGTCTCGAAAAAGTACCCCGTGTTGCGCCGGGGGTTGCTGAACGCGAACCAATACCTGTCCAGAATCTTCTCGGTAAAGAAGCCCGCCGCCACGCTCCAGATGGCATCCGGGATACCGCTGGCTTCGTCAAAGATCACCATCATGCCGTCATGGTTGTGAACCCCGGCATACGAGTCGGGGTTCTCCTCGCTCCACAGCTTGCCCTCGGCAGACCAGTACCGGGTGCCCTTCTTGAGGTCACGCTCGACCAGATCAGTCAGCCACGCAGCAGGCACCAGCTTCGTGGCGCTGGGCTCCCACCAGTGCGAGTTGATCGCCATCGTGGCCCACTTGGTCAACTCACCCCACGTCACCGTGCGCAACTGGTTCTCGCTGTTGGCCGAAACGATCACCGTGCTCCCGATCCGAGTGGTCAGCATCCACAGGATCAGCCACGACACCAGCGCCGACTTCCCGATCCCCCGGCCCGAACTGACAGACCTGCGCAGGGCGTCCATGTCCACCTCGCCCTTGTTGGCCTTGATGTGGTCTGCGATGGAGCGCAGCGTGCGCCGCTGCCATGCCCGTGGACCCTTGAACTTCTCCAAGGGTGTGTTCGGCTGCCCCCACGGGAACATGAACAACACAAACGCCTCTGGGTTGTCTTTGAGCTGTGGACTCCACAACTGAGACATCAGCATTTGTTCTTCGTCAGCGGAGTAAATGGGCTTCTGCATCAGTTGTCCAATCTGGGGGCTAAGTCAGTGATGTCTATCACCTCGGCATCAATGACCCGGGCTTGGGCCGCAGCAAGGGCTCCGGTGATGCTGATGCCACCGGTCATCTCGATGCTGGTCGTAGCACCGTACTTCTTCTTGTTGTGCGCTCCCATGAGCCACTTGCGAGTGTCGATCTTGAGCTTGGACCGGTTCACATCTTCCAGCGAGTCATCGGCATCGGCAATCTCGATGATCTCCCCGGCCATGAACTCGGTGCGCAGTTCCTGAGCTTCATCAAACAGGGACTTACGAGTTGGGTCTTTCTTGATCCACCGGTAGAAGTCGTTGTAGTCGATGTCACGCTGGTCATCCCGCAAGACCTGTGACAGTGACTTGCCGTGGGCAATCGAGTCGATGGCACGCATGAACACCTGCTCATACTGAACAAGTACGAGTGCTTTGCCTTCGGGTGAGGGCTTAGGAGGCGCGGGGTCCAGCCAGTCTGGTAGCAGTGTGTCATCTGCGCCTACGGATTGAGAGTTCGAGTTTTCCATAGTGGTACTGAGTCTATCACTTGGGGATGGGACGTGGGTGCTGTGGGGTTTGTGGGTCAGTAGAAATAATAGATCCCAGTGGGTTTAGGATTACTTGAAAAATTTTAAAAATTGTTTCCGGGGCCACCGTCACCGTGACCTCGGGCTCACCGGCCCCGGGGGGGGGGGGCGCGGGGGGCGGGGCGC